TTTTCTAAGATCATCTTGATAAGAAAAGTTTAATTCATTTTTAATCGTATCTATAGATCTTAAAATCTGTCTTTGATTTTCAACATCATATTCTTCTTTTGGTTCTGGTATGTATGAAGTTATTCTAGCCATTATCTTCTTCCATCTGGTCTTGCATCTACTCTCAAAGTTCCATAACGCCAGGTTTCACCTACGCCATCATTTTCAATTTTAATTGCAAGAAGTCTTCCTCTTGCTCGTGTATCTACTTTATCAGTAGATGATGTAATTGTAAATGGACCTAAAGGTGAACTAGACGCAGTATCACTTGGATAATTATTTAATAATAAAGTTATTTTTGAGTTACCGGTTAATATTTTAAAATCAGGTATAAATCGTCTCATAGACATAATAAATTCTCCGTCACCCCTAAAGTCTGCTATTCCTGTTGATTGACCGGTAATATCTCTTCTTGCCGATATGTCAAAGTCTCCAGATTGAATATAAGCATTAATAGAAGTAGTACCACTGCTATTGACTTGATCGGTTCCGGTTTCATGAGCATAATAAGTCGATGCACCAAATATATTAGTTACTCCTTGTATTGGAAAATTAGGAGTATCCGTAGTTACATAATTAGTTGCATAAGGTAAATCATAAACACCTTGATCAATATAACTTGATCTTCCTAATGAAGAGGTAGTCCAACAGTTTTCTCCATAATTAAAAGTTACACATCGATCGTTTTGAATAGAACCATCTTGTGGATAAAACCAATTAATTTCATTATATAAAGTATTATGTTCTGCATAAACAATTTCTGCTGCAGAATAATTTATTCCTAGATTATCTCCAGTTGTGGTAAATACAAAATCTTCTACTAAACATGGTATAGCTTTAACGGTACCATCAAACATAAAGAATCCACCTTCACCGGACATCCAAAACACAACCCCATTAGAATAACTCAATGCATGTTGTGCAATCAATCCACAATTAGTACCTACTTGTTTAACAGAAAAAGTAAATGGTGGACCCACATATTGAATTACATATGCAGAACTATCCGTTAATACTAATGTGTAATCTTTACCAGATACTGCTCCAACTATAAAATTACCTTTATCGAGTCTAAATGTTCCCGCAGTATTAGTAGCAGTTGGTTGATAAGTATTATAATCTTCTTGATTTGAAAATCTTATAAACATTGGATCTTGACTTGATGTATCACCAATCGTTGTTTCAGTACCAAAATGAAACACATGTCGATCTCTATCAGATACTTGTGTCAATCTTGTTGCTGTAGGTGCACCTGCCATAACCGTTGCTCTAATATCTCTAGCTCCAGATGCTCCAGCATTCCATGTATAAGTCTTACCATTAAAAACAGTTGCAGTTAATATTTGTCCAAAGTTATCTAGACTCCAGTTGCCTGGATCCAGAATTACGTCACTAGTAGATCTTGGCGTACCCCATGTTTCAGCACTCCAAGTAGATGTTCCCCAACCATAACCTGCAGTTTCAATAGTAGGTCCAACAAAAACATAAGGATCAATTTGTGCGGATCCGGTACCTGATGTAGTTCCTGCTGAATTAGTTGGCATAATAATATCAAAAGTATTTGTAGTTACATTAGATATTTCAAAAGTATTATCTGTAAAATCGGTAGCGCTATATCCAGAACCTGTTGGTACGGTCACCGTTGAAAAGGTTACATATCTTCCATTTTCTAAATTGTGAGATGCTTTATTTACGGTTACTGTTGCAGAACCTGTTGTGGCATCAAAAGTGGCACCTGTTATACCGGCAGCTAATGGAGTAATGTCATAAAATTGATCAGAGTAATAAAGAAATAAACCTTGTGAAGTACCTATTGCAATATATTTTTCACCAGCTAAAGATTCAAAAGCATGTTGAGCACGTGCTGCTCCAGGTAAAGTTTGATTACTTTTAGTAAGCTGAGACCAGCCACCTATTTTTTCAGGGAGTCCATATCTAAATCTAACAAAATCTCCATCTACCCATTGCGACTCGGCCCCGGAATCCGTGACCATTTTGTTAAATCCAGGTTTGAAGTTAAGTTTTTGTAGCATAGTTTTGCAGTGTACCGTTTTTTACGTAAAAATATAGTATATATTGATCTTTTTGATATTACAATATAATATACTTATCATAAAAATTGTTTTGAAAACAAGGGTTTTTATCCTAAGAAGTCTAGACAATTTTAAAATATTATTATAGAAAACGAAATAATTATAAAGCATGAATTTAAAAAATTATTATTGGTATTTTAAAGGTGCTCTTTCATCTAGATTTTGTGATGAAGTTATAAAGTTTGCAAACAATCAAAAAGAACATCAAGGAATTACTGGAAAATATCAAGATAAAAAATTAGGAAAAAAAGAAATTAAAGATTTAAAAAAACAAAGAGACTCAAACATAATTTGGTTAAATCAACAATGGATATATAGAGAAATTTTTCCATATATTAATACAGCAAATAAAAATGCTGAATGGAATTATGATATTGATTTTGCAGAAGAGTGTCAATTTACAAAATATAAATTAAACCAACACTATGATTGGCATTGTGATTCAAATTTTGAACCATATAAAAATCACAAATTTTATAATTATAATGGTAGAATAAGAAAATTATCAGTTACATGTTCTTTATCTGACCCAAAAGAATATAGAGGTGGTGAATTAGAATTTAATTTTAATGATCCATCTAAAAAAAAATCAGAGAATATTAGAAAATGTAAGGAGATATTACCAAAAGGATCTATTGTTGTTTTTCCAAGTTTTGTTTGGCACCGGGTGCGACCAGTGACAGAAGGCACTAGATATTCTTTAGTAATATGGAACATAGGATATCCTTTTAGATAATATAAATATGATAAACTTTATGGAGGTAAATTTAAATGTTATTTAAAAATCAAAAATATGTTATTGTTAAAAAAGCAATCTCAAAAGAGTTGGCTTTATTTATTAATAATTATTTTTTATTAAAAAGACAAGTTGCAAATACTCTTTTTTCATCAACTTATATATCACCTTTTGAAACTATGTTTGGTGTTTGGGATGATACTCAAATTCCTAATACATATTCTCATTATGCCGACAATGTTATGGAAACATTATTATTAAAAGTTCAGCCTATAGTAGAAAAACAAACAAATTTAAAATTAAATCCTAATTATTCTTACGCAAGGATTTATAAAAAAGGTGATGAATTAAAAAAACATAAAGATAGATTTAGTTGTGAAATATCTACAACTTTAAATCTTGGAGGTGACCTTTGGTCTATATATTTAGAAAAAGAATCTAAAAAAATTAAAGTTGATCTAACTCCTGGTGATATGTTAATATATAAAGGAAGTGAGCTAGAACATTGGAGAAATGTTTTTAAAGGTAAAGAATGCACACAAGTATTTTTACATTACAATAATGTAAAAACAAAAAATTCTGATAAAAATATTTTTGATAGAAGACCACATTTAGGACTACCTCTAAGATTTAAGAAAGATGAGTAAAATAAATAAAATAATACTTTCTGAAAATATTATATATAAAGGCATTATTAAAATGCCCGATGGTTGGGAAGTTAAAAAAGATGATATTGTTAAACATATAACTGCAAGTAATTATTACACTGATTATAAAAATCCTTTTTGCAAAGAAGTAGATAGAGTTGAAACTTATATATTAGATTATTTAAGAGCAGAACAAAAATTAAAATTAGAAACTGGTAAACCTAATGTAGGATTTTTTTATGAAAAAAATGAAAGATCTAAACCTCAAATGAAACATAACTATGCGGATTATATTTGTTTATATGGAGTAGAAACTGATCCAAATACCTGTAATGTAGTAATGCATTTTGATGATATTACTCATGTACACAAATTAGAAACAAATAATTTTATCGTGTTTCCTACAAAGTATATGTATTATATAGAAAATATAAATAATTCTTATTTAAATTATATTAATAAATTTTTTTTTACGAAACTGTAGTTAGAACCCAACCAGTTGTATTATCTGCTTGATACGCAGATTCATCCCAAGAATAATAAGAATAAGCTTTCCATTCTGCTTCTGTTAAAGCAGGAGCATCTCCAATTGGAGATTGCCATCTAGCATCTGTAGTATTTTTTACCCATGATGCATAAGGTTTCTCAGGCCAAAATATTTCATTTTCAGAATCCCAAGTGTAACCAGGTTGTGCATAATTTCCTCTAAAAGGTGTACCACCTAATCTATGTGTGTTTTCTAAAGTATTATAAGATGTTTGTATCCACAAATTAGCATCCCAATTATTATGTGTTTGTAAATAATTTTGACCCACTGTTTCAGAAGGATTATTATTTGAATCCAACATGTCAGAATCATTTAATGTAACTACATTAATTACTAAATTATTTTCATCTATTTTTGCAAAGTGTGCCATATTATTGAAATTTATACCTTATAATTACTATACCTGAACCTCCAGATCCGCCTGGATAATTTGCTCCGTTCCAGTAGCCTCCGCCACCGCCACCGCCTCCACGGTTAGCTGTACCAGGTGTTCCTGGTGCAGGGCCTGGTGAACCTGCTCCGCCTCCACTTGAAGCTGGGCCTCCTGGTGCTCCAGTAGATGTTCCTGATCCGTGACCTCCGCCACCGCCTCCAGCGTATCCCACTGGTGAACCTGAAATTGTACTTGTTAAACCTACTCCACCTGCTGCTGGAGATGAACCAGATGATCCTGAACCACCTTTTCCTCCACCACCGC